AGACGGAAAAGCGGTGAGGCTGCCATGGAAGTCGGATGGGGCAGGTACTACGGCCTGTTTGTGGAGCGAGGAACGCGGAAGATGAGAGCACAACCGCACCTGCACCCGACATGGAACAACAACAAAGAACGATACTACAAACTGATGGCTGACAAGCTATTCCAGATAAGAGGTTAAAAGTATGGCTATTACCGAAAAAAGACCCAGCACAAAGTATACTGTCGGCGCACAGTATATCTGCTTTAACGCTACCGAGTGGAGCTCCGCAGGGTACGATGAAGATGTCACCAAACTGCCTACAGTGGTAGACGTTGACATTGCCGATAATGCGGACTCCTATGAGTCCTATGCTTCCGGCGCTGTCTACGAGTCTGACACCATCGTGACATACAAGGACATCAGCGTCACACAGCTGGTATTCCCGGAGGATATCCTCGCCAAGATGCGCGGAGACCAGGTCGATACCGGCATCATCATGTCAGGCGGCGTCAAGACCCGTCCCTACTTTGGTTATGGTGTCCCCATCATCAAAAAGGACGGTACCAAGAAACTGCAGTGGTTCCCCAAGTGCAAGCTTGTCGAGAATTCTGACAAGACCGCGACTTCTACGGAATCCCACAGTGACCAGACCGATACCATAAAGATCAGGGCATACGGCTTTGACAACACCCAGAATCAGGACGTTTCCTGCCTGACTTCCGAGACAGAGAACGCAAGCATCACAGAGGACGCATTCTTCGCGGCTCCCCTGCTGAGCATTGCGGCAGTTAAGGCGCTGAGGACTGGAACCGGGACCGGGACCGGAACCGGGACCGGATCATAAAGAGGAACATATCAACAGGAGGGACAAAGAATGACACAGAAGAATCAGGCGGCAGGCGGTGACACAGCTCCTGCCGCTTTTGTTTTACACGACCTTAAAGCTACAGATGTATGGCAGATGACGAGGGTACTTAAGCGTCTCGACATTGCCAGAATGAAAGAAGCGATAGACCCTGACCTGCTCAAGCGTGCGAGTTTTAAAACGCCGACAATGTACGACAAGGACGACAACGTAGTCCCTCTGCCGGTGGAGAAATGGACCGCAGGGCAGAAACGTGCCGCACAGCAGGCAAAAGAAGCATCTGACGCGCTGACGTGGCAGGTGCTTAGTCTCCTCATGGACAACATCGGATCATGCGAGCAGGAAGTAAATAAACTGCTTGCCATGGGGTGCGGATGCAGTGTCGAGGATATCAACGGCATGGATGCAACTCCGTATCTGGATCTGATCGTGCAGTACATCACCCGCGAGGGTTTTGCTGATTTTTTTACGCATGCTGCAGGCTTGCTGAAAATGACCAATGCATCCCGCGCCTCTATCGTATCTGTGGCAACGTCAATCAAATGATAATGACGGGCCTCGCATTGGGAGACCTGCACGGGATCATCAAAGAGATTAATTTACAGGAAATCGACCGCATGCAATGGGAGCGCTGGCTCCATCATGGCCAGTCGATGAGTTACGAAGAATTCTGGGGAAAACCGTATGGCGGACGAAATTAGGAAAGTCGGCATAGAGCTGACAGCGCAGGGCGCGCAGGAATTCACACAGTCGCTCAAGGGCATAAAGACAGCGACATCCGAAGCGTACTCTGAATTGAAGCTCGCACAGAGCCAATACGACAAGAATACAAGCGCGGTCGATAAGCTGAAGGATCGTCAGGAATATCTCCAGAAAGTCACGGAGCAGTACAGGAAAAAATCCGAACTGCTCCGCGGCGAACTGGAAAAAGCGGAAAATGCAGAAAACCGCGATGAGAATGCCATCGCAAAAAAGCGTGCAGAGCTGAATCAGTGCAACGCGAAGCTGAACGACTACGAGAAGAGTCTGAAAGACGTCAACAATCAGCTCTCTACACACTCCGCACAGCTGGAGGAGTGGGGCGGCAAACTAAAGACGGTCGGCGATAAGACAACAGAGATCGGCAAAGGCTTGACCACACATGTCACCGCTCCCATCGTGGCTGTTGGCGCTGCGTCGACTGCCGCATGGAAAGAAGTCGATGCGGCCATGGATACCGTCACGACAAAGACGGGAGCTTCCGGTGAGGCGTTGGAAGACATGCAGCAGCGCGTGAAGAATATCGCGGAGACCATCCCGACAGACTTCCAGACAGCGGCTGATGCGGTCGGTGAAGTTAATACACGCTTCGGCCTGACGGGTGACGCACTGGAAGACCTCTCCAGTGATTTTGTCAAGTTTGCGCAGATCAACGGCACGGATGTGTCATCTTCCATCGACTCTGTGCAGTCAGCCATGGCCGCATGGGGAATCGACGCGGAAGACGCGAGCCTCGTGCTTGACACCATGAACAAGGCCGGGCAGGACACCGGAGTCAGCGTGGACAAGCTGTCTGACCTGCTCAAGACCAACAAGACAGCACTGGACGATGCTGGATTAAGTTTTTCTGACTCTGCAATGCTTCTGGCTAACCTGGATAAAAACGGTGTTGATGCCGGTGTGGCTCTTGGCGGCCTGAAAAAAGCACTCCAGAACGCCGCGAAAGACGGAAAGTCTTCCAAGGAAGCCCTCGACGAACTCCAGCAGAAGATGGGAGAGGGCGCGGACAAGTCCGATGCCTACAAGACAGCTATTGAGCTTTTCGGAGCAAAGGCGGGCCCTGCGATCGCGGACGCGGTCCAGGAAGGCCGTCTCTCTTTTGAGGAGCTAGGAACATCCCTCGAAGATTATGCCGGCAGTGTCGGTGAAACTTTTGACGCTACCGTTGACCCCATGGATCAGCTCCAGACAGCCATGAACACGGCAAAGGACCTCGGAGCGGAGATCGTGGAATCCGCAGCCCCGATGATCGTCCAGGGAATGACAGCACTGCGCGATATCATCCAGGACCTGAAAGAAAAATGGGAGGGCCTGACGCCGGAACAGCAGGAGATGATTCTGAAGATTGCCGGCATCACTGCTATCATCGGCCCTCTGCTCGTGGCAATCGGTACGGTGATAGGCACGATAGGCACTATAGTCGGTGCTATAGGCGGCGTGATGGGCGCAATCGGAGCCCTGGTAGGCGGTGCGGGTATAGCGGGAATTATAGCTGCTATTGGCCCGCTGATTGCAACACTGGCGCCCTTCCTGATCGGCGGCGCGGTCATAGCGGGCATCGCTTTAGCTGTAGACTATATCATCAAACACTGGGACGAATTGAAGCAAAAGGCTTCCGATATGGTAAACAACATCAAGCAGAAATTTGAGGATTTCAAGCAGGGTGTCGTTGATAAATTTAATGCCTTGAAGGACGGGGCGCGGCAAAAATTTGAGGATATGAAGCAGGGTGTCTCCGATATTGCAGAAAATATCCGCAGCAGCGTCTCCGAAAAATTCCAGTCTGTTTATGACAAAGCGCATGAAATTTTTGGGCGAGTGAAGGATGCCATCACTAATCCTGTTGAGTCAGCCAAGGAATTTGTCGGAAATCTCGTAGAGGATATAAAGGAATTTTTTGATTTTGACTGGCACTTGCCCGACTTGAAACTCCCTCATATCGTAGTCGGAAGCTACATCAATGTGCCTGTCCTCGGCACGATCCCTGATCCTACCACACTGAGGGTGGAATGGTACCGCAAGGCCTACGAGACTCCGTACCTGTTTACCGAGCCGACCGTAATGCGCGGTTTTGGCGATGGCAACGGCGGCGAGATGGTATATGGACACGCGAACCTGATGAACGATATCAAAGAAGCTGTCAAGGCGGCAGGACCTTCCGGGACGTTTGCGCCTGTCATCAACGTCTACACGCAGGAAGGCCAGAGTAATGAGGCCATCGCACGCTATGTGATGGACAAGCTGACAAGGCAGTATGAGAGGGCGGCGAGATATGTATAACGATATATTGACGATAGGGAGCGTATCCTCCGCCGATTACGGCATCTACGTGATGGACGTGAATGATACGGACATGCCAAGACGGGACTACTCGGTGGTATCCGTCCCCGGCAGGAGCCGCGATTTGCACTATGACAACGGACGCTATGAAAACATCGACAGGACATATACCTGCTATGTTGCGGATACAGGCTCATACGGCAGAGCAAGGG